ACCAAATGTCATACCAACGGTAAACCCAGTTAAGGTTAGTTTAGGTAAGGATAGTTTAGGTAAGGATAGTAAAGTAAAGGATAGTAATACATATAGTGAGGTTTGCAACGAAATAATTGCCTACCTCAATGAAAAAACCTCCTCCAAATACAAAGCGACCAAAACTCATAATGAATTTATTCACGCTAGACTTAAGGAAGGATTTACGAAAGAGGACTTTATCACTGTTATCGACAATAAAGTCAAGGATTGGAAAGGGACTGAGTATGAGAAGTTTCTGAGGCCTGCTACACTATTCAACGCCTCAAAATTCCAAGGGTATCTGAATGAGAAGGGATTTTCAAAGCAACAAGGCAACGAAATATCCAAGGAACTCCAAGCGAAGGGTGTGTTTAGAATCGAGAACGGAAAATATTACACCGAACGAGGAACAGAATTTGACCCGTTCAAGGAAAAAGGAGATGTGCCATTTTGAAAGCTGATAATATGATCCAGCAGGTTTTTGAGAACTTTCAATCAACAGAAAGTGAAGGGGATTATATTAAGGACGGGCTTTTGTATTGCGGAAAATGCAATACTCCTAAGGAATCGAGGAAAATGTTTCTTGGTTCTGAGAGACTTTTCGCATGTCTTTGTGCGTGCCAGGCTGAAAAATTGCGCATAAAAGAGGAAGAGGATGAAAAGCAACGTCTTATTGAGAGGATTATCTTTAATAAAGGGAATGCCTTCAATGATGTTTCGCTTCTCAAAAACACTTTTGATCAAGACGACAACTCCCTTCCTGTGATAACCAACGCTTGCAAGCGTTATGTTGATAATTTCGCATCATTTTTTAAAGAAGGCAGGGGTTTATTATTCCATGGTTTGGTGGACGGGGGGAAGACGTTCTTTGCAGACTGCATTCTCAATGCCCTCTTGGATCAAGGATACCCATGCAAGGCGACTTCTTTTCCCGACCTAGCGAGTAAATCTTTCGCAGACTTTGACAAGACCGATTTTTACACATCGTTCAATTCCTATGATTTGTTGCTCATCGACGATATGGGGACCGAGAGAAGAACCGACTACATGCAAGAGATTATTTATGGTGTTATTGATACCAGATACACCGCCAAGTTGCCGATGATTATCACCACAAACCTTTCTCTTGAGGATATAAAGAGACCTGAAGATATCTCAAACAAGCGCATATTCTCAAGGATTCTTGAAAGGTGCCACCCGATTGAGATAAGGCAAACCGAGCACAGGTTAAAAAATGGGCGCAATGAGTTTGTAAAAACTAGACATATTTTAGGAGTTTAAAGGAGAAATTATGGACACAAGGAAATTCAAGAAAGCAAGTTTTATCGACAAGGCTATAAAAAAAGCCCGTAGCGCATCGGTTCGCCATGAATGGGAAAATATATCACTTTCCAAGCAAGAGCGTGCTGGAATGTCACCTGAGGAGCTTGCAGAGCTTCGTAAAGCCAAGCTTGCAGAACAGAAGCGGAAGCGTATCGAGATGCGCAAGGTTGAGGATATATCAAATATGACCATCCTTATGGAAAAGTCATTGAAACGTCTGAAATAGTCGGCAAAAGTAAAGGAGAAAAATGTATGAATATGAATGACGGTATCGAAAAAATTTTTAAAGGGATCAGAATCAGAGATTCAAGCAAATGGAGTGTCAAGCAGTTTATTGTGAATGGTGAAAAGCAATGGTGGGTAGAAAACAGGGAAAGGAATATCTGCCTTGCAATGTCAAAAAAGGATGCGGAGCAGATTTCAGAGTTGCATAATAAGTATTGCGTTCCTCAACCATTGTTGGAAAAATCATTTTTCACCAATAAGGCGTTCAAGAATACGAATTGCCCTATTAAAGTCGAGGTTGTGCGAAATGGTGGTGTTGTCAAAGATATAACCTAATACCTATCCAACCATAGAACAAGAAGGAGAATGGGATGAAAGAAAAACATTATGAGATTTCAATGGGTGAGACAGAAAAGGGGTTTTATGTTAAAGGAAGAAACGATGGGTTTAGTGCGATAGAGATTCTTGGATTCCTTGATTGGAAGAGACAGGATATCCTTGACCAGCTTGCGGGAAAAATAAAGCCCACAATAGTTAAGCGTGATGTTGTAGAAGAAGAGGATAACCAATGATTTTTAAGCTTAATGAGAAGGTGAAAAATGAAAGAATTAGGTGACCAGTGGATTGAGGAGATTGACGGGAAGAAGCACATGGTGAAGGCGGTGACGCCTTACAGAGACAATAAATGTGATGGTTGTTCGTTCCTATGTAGCGTCGGATTAAAAACTATTGAATGCAAGGTAGAAAGTATTATTGGATGTAAAATGGATATTAATCAGCGACCATGTCCTGTTTTCGCTAGGAATTTAATTATTAAAGACCTTGGCGTCCTCAATGACGATGGGTGTCTTCCAAATTGTTGGGGTGAATATCCTGTAATTGAGTGCCATTCTGAAGTAGTTGTATTATGGTACTGTCGCACATACGGTAATGTTCGATGTATAACAGCAGGATGTTCTACCAAGGAAGAAGCTATCGACAACTGGAATGGGAGGGCGTGATGACAAAGCGTGAGTTCGGGGATATCATCCATGAAGCAAGAATCAAAAAAGGATTGCTGTTGCGTGATATGGCTTTAGGAGCAGTAAGACAATCACATATTGAAGCTGGTGATTTTGAAATGGTGGTTTATCATGAAAGGAAAGCGCTATGTGAACAACTTTCTTTGGACAGAAATGAAATCGATGCTTATGCAAAAGTTGATTTAGGGGAGCTTGGTTGCCACTATATAAAACCACCATTAGGGCTTATGCCTAAAGCCATCCACGATGAAAACCGCATGGATGATATAAAAGAAGCTGTTAATAGAATGTTTGTCACAAACGATAAAGTATGCCTTGCATGGATTGAAGAATACAACGAACTTTGCGACATATACCATCGGGGAGGACGTGATGAGAAAACGACAGAGAAAGAAATATTTCAAAAGCGGCAGAATTATTTTGAAAAACAGAGAATATTCTAAAAAGTTGCGTAGAATACGTGTAAGATGTGGAAAAGATATAACCCAAAGTTGGTATGAAAAAAATACCACTTACTTAATCCAGTGTGCATTGCAATTACTTGACAAGTGTACTTATAAGTGCAAATAGCTAATATCTAATCCCCTTCGACACCAGCGTGGCCACCCTCTTCTGAGCGGTGGCTTTTTTCATGTCAGGTATCTTCTGTTGGGATTTCAGGTGTTGTTCCAATAAAGTGTACTCCCTGTCGCCATAACTGTGCAGGTTCAGCTTGTAGAACCCGACCAGCGCATAGTTCGTGCAGTCAAGCACCTCGTTCCTGTCCTGTTTGTCCTTTACCCATTCCCCATGCCTTTTGTTTACCGATGGTGGAATGAACTTCTCCGCCGTGAGTTGTCGGTAGTATTCCTCGTCATAGTCATCGGGGAAATACATCATGTACGGGGTATCTAGGATGATTCCATCCTGCACCTGTTCTTTTCGCAACAGATTTGCATACACCTCGGCCTTGAGCGTGTTGACACCAATGTCAAAAAATTTGTAGGAAGATCCCCTGAACTGGTTGCTCTTGCCTTGCCTTGTACTTCCACCCTTATCCTCCTTCTCCATGGAAAGCCTAGATACCATGCTGGCGTTTCCGCGGACAAGAAAAAACCTTGGGTTGTTCATGCGCATCCAAAAAGCGTTGACCTGTGGGGTGTTGTGCCCCCTGTCCATTGCGTTTGCCAATATCTGCAAGGGAACGCCATCCTCGCGGTAAAACGTCCTTCTTAGTACCATCTGCTCGTAGTCGTTCCAGCATTGGTTGTTGATATCCTTAGTTGTCGTTCCGGGTGGACACATGATCTGGTAGTAGTCAATTGAGAAGCACCTGCCATTCCTTCCCCACCCCTTTATCTCCACCTCAAGACGATTCTCCTGAACATCAGCCCCGCTTGTGAGAACCATGACCTCATTAGGTATCTGTCCCCGGTGATACCGCCCCTCACGCTTCGCCTTGATATAGAGCTGTTCCCAATCGGGCTTGTCGTTGGCCACTTCATAGGGAAGGGCAAGCAGGTTGTTATAGAACGACATCATGGACGAATGTGATCCCTTCTCCACCTCGTCCTTGGCTATCAGATATTCGGTGGCTATTGAAGCCCAGCTTTTCCATGGTGAGTAAAGGTTCGAGAGCCAATATCCAACCGATTTTGGATCCGTGGGCTTGGTGTTGGTCGGTATCCACTTGCCACGTGCTACCATGTGCTTCTTATGGTGCTCATCTATGGTCCCATGGCACTTAGGGCATTCATACCACACATTCTTGACAAGCTGTCCCTCATAATTGAAATGAAGGCCGTCCCATAGGAATTCAATCATCTCCCCACATATTGGACAAGGTACAAAATAATGGCGCTTGTCCGTGGTCTCGTAGGCTTTGGCTATCTTGCTTTCATTGTTCGTGGTGGTCGAGCTGATGATGAGCTTGTCCCGCCCGTTGAATGTGGACGAGCGGGCCCCAGCCAATGCCTCAACCGTTCCCTGGCCCTCAACGTTATCCGGCATCTCGTCGAACTCATCGATGATGACAATCTGGCATGGGGTGGATTTGAGTGATGATGCGGACTGTCCGCTACCGAGCTTGAGAAATCCCCCCACAAATTCCTTGTAGTTTGCGGTATCACCCTTGGAGTTATTGCGTGTGCTGCCGATGCGCTCCTTGAGGTCGGGGTTCGCGTCGATCATCGGGTTTATGCGTGTCTTGACCAGAAGCTTCCCCTGTTCGGCATTGGAGAATACAAACAGGATTGAGGTCGGAGAGTTGACGGCATAGAAATAGATGGTATTCAGCTCGACCTGTGTCTTCATGAGCTGGGTACCCGTCCAGAGCACTATCTTTCGATACTTGCTCGAGGGAGAACATGCATCCATCGGCTCCTTGGCATAAGGAGTGCGTGAAAGCCTATAGGGACCGGGTTCCGCATCCCTTGAAGAAAGCTGGAGATGCCCATCGCAAAACTCGCTTATTGATACCAGCGGTTGCGGTTCCAAAGCCTTGAGAACCTGGCTCCATACCCATTCACGTGAGGTGCTAGGCTTTGGTGGTCTCTTATTTCTCGGCTGTCTTGGATTTCTTGGCAATTTCCTCAGCCTCCTTGTCAAGGGCTTTCTTCTGTGTCTGGATGTCGGTGAGTATGGTATTGGTTTCCTTTTCAAGGATGTTTTTTATCTCGGTCTGCAAATCGGCGCTTGCATCGTCATTTATGGGTGCATCGTTCTTGATGCACCATTCCTTCACGATTCCCCAAATATCAAGGGCGGTTCGGTTCGGCAGGGCTTTCACTCCGTTCTTCAACCCACCGAGCGTGGCAAGGATAACCCCAATCACCTCGTTCTTTGGGATAAGCTCACCGATCTCCACCTTGAGCTTGGCTTCCAGCCTATCGGCTCTCGCCTTGCGCTCACGCCAGTCCTGGTAGGCTATAGTATTTTTCTTGGGAATCTTTCCTTCATCATCAACAGGTTTCTGTGCATCAACTGACCTGGCGACCTCATCCTGTATATCATCGATGCCCTCGACATCCTCAACTGGCGGTATATCGCCTACCGCTGGCAATCCTCTCTCAAGGGATGTCTTCTGGTTGTTCGCCTTGCCACTTCCCGAAAGCGAATCCGAGCGGTTGTCCTCCCACCTGTCCTTCTGGGTGAGCCAGTCGATAAGTCCCGTCTTCCTGTCAAGCTCTATCCTTCCTCGGGCCTTTGCCCTTGTGACCTGCGACTTGTTCACGCCCATGCGCCTTGCAAATTCGGATTGCGTTATGAGTTCTTTTTTTCTGGTCATTCGAAAAGCTCCTCGATTGATATGTCATGATTGTTCTTGGATAGCAACGAGAAGGAATAGACACCGGCGTTTTTCTGCCGTATCTTGCTTAGTTTGTTCTTGTCAACCTTGCATCCGAATCCCCACAAGGTAGCACACAGGCTGTCCCTGCCGTAGCATATCTTTTGTGTTCCATCGGTAAGATCCTGTACGAGATAGTCAATCCGTCTGCTCATATTTGCCACCCATGCGCGGATTATACACCACATATAGCGTGTTCTGCAAACAATAAAACCTTATAACGCTACAAATAGGCAGTATAGGGAATAAAATGTTGCAGATATGGGGCGAATCGGGCGATACTATATACATGGCAAAGACATATGCCGAGCAACTAGCAGAGATGGAAACAAGGCTTGCGAAATGGATTGCGGCGGTGGACAGGATTGCCGACACAGGCCAATCCTACTCATTCACCGATGGTGACACCCGGCGTGAGTTGACACGTGCGAATCTCAAGGAAGCGAAAGCCATGGTCATAAGTCTTCAGAACAAGGTCGCTCAGCTTGAGAGATTGGTGGCCGGAACCACAACGGGCAATATCGTCCATATGAGGGGCATATGAGCAAATCAGGAAGAAGCAGGCATCCCACCACAAGCTCCATCTATCACAGCCCAAAACAAATGGGAAGCTCAATCTACAATGTACGTTCTCGCTCACACCAGACTGATAATTTCGTGGTGAGCTACCCTGTCAACATGAACTACATGATGTCGGCAGAGCATAATGCCGGACAGCAGAAATCCATAGGGCTTTTCTTTGAGAACCCGATTGCCGCGGGAATCGTGAACACTATCGTTGACGGTTCGATAGGCGGAGGGCTTTCTCTTGAGAGTGCACCGAACTACAAGATACTTGGTCTGACCGAGGCTGGTGTGAAGCCCGTGAAGGATTTCATCGAATGGTATTGGGACTTATGGACAAAAAACGCTTCCCTGTGCGACATATATGGGAAAAAGACATTTGGCGCTCTCCAGAGGGAAGCCTACACCAATGCTCTTGCATCGGGTGACATGCTCCTGCATGTGAAGCTTGCACGTATTTCCGAGCGCAATGGCCTGTTGCTTCCTCGCATTCAGAACATCCCGGGACAGGCGGTGATGAGTCCGAACAGAAGCGACAGTGACAGGATAAAGGGCGGTGTAGAGACCGATATCACAGGCAAGGAAATCGCCTATCATGTGGCAAAGGCCAACACCAACGAGTATCTTCCCGAAACCGAGCGTGTATCACGCTATGGCTCAAGGACAGAAAGGCTCCAGTACAACTTGGTGGTGACCGGCGATGTGACTCCGGGGCAAATACGCGGGCGTTCCATCCTTCTTAGGGTTATGGATCAAATCATACAGATTGGACGCTACAGCGAGGCAGAAATCGTCAAGGCGGTTGTACAGGCCAACATGACGGTATTCCTTGAGTCTGATGCGGAAATCGACGAGACAGCAGGAAACGGGCCGATGGCCCAGCTCCAGCAGAACTCAGACACATGGCACGAGCTGAATCCCGAAGGTGAGAAAATTTCCTATTCCGATGAGGTGAAGGAACGGCAACCTGAATTGGGGCCCGGGATGATATGGAATCTTCCCGCTGGCAAAAAAGCAACCATGGTCGAGTCCAAGTCACCGGTCTCTGAGTTTTGGAAATTCATCGAGGCACAGCTCAAGATCATAAGCATGGGAATCGACACACCGTATGAGGTATTGCTCAAGGCATTCAACAGCAATTATTCCGCTTCGCAGGCTGCAATCCAGACCGCGGCACGCAATTGGCGCATACGTACAGACTCCTTTGCCTACCAGTACAACCAGATTGTCTATGAACAGTTCATTGAGATGCTTGTCAGGCAGAATATCATACAGTGCAAAGGCTTCCTTGAGAACCCTATCATGCGCATGGCATGGTGCGAGGCCACATGGAGAGGACCTTCAATCCTTAATATCGACCCGCTCAAGAACGTGAACGCCAGCATCGAGGGCATACGTGCAGGACTCACCACCCCGAGCATCGAGGCTCGTAGGCTCTATGACAATGACATAGATGATGTGACGGACAACCTCAAGGCATACCATAATCGTCTTGATGAGCTTGGGCTTGTCGTTGACTACGGCGACGCACAGCCTGCCAAGGAAGAATCACAAGAGAAAGATAAGGAGGAAACCGAATGAATGAATACAAGTTGCTTGCGCTTGACGCATCGGTCGAAGCTAGGGCTTACCAGCATATGGCGGTCTCTCCCGATACAGCCGCAAATCTTTTGATGAAACGCAACGAGGAACGGATCGCACAGCTCCAAGACGTGAACGAGGAAGCCGTGTTTGACCGAGACCATAACTTTATGGACGAATGGTACAAGTACACCCACACACAGATGATAAAGAGCCTTGGGGTGATAAGCATCAACGACGAGCTCACCCATGAACCTGAGTGGTATGGGCTTTCCTACAAGCAAATCATCTCGGCTCTCAAGGTCATGGAAGAGGACGCGGAGGTCGAGGGTATCCTTCTTGATATCAATTCCCCAGGTGGCGAGATTTCAGGACTTCTGGAACTTGCCAAGGCAATCAAACAATTCCCCAAACCTGTATATGGCTATGGTGAGGGGATTGTCGCATCGGCTGCCTTGCTCCTGCTTTCCTGTTGCAAGGAAGTATATTCCACACAATCGACCACCGTTGGGTCAGTCGGTGTCATGGCAATAGCCTACAACTATGATGAAGCCTATAAGAATGCGGGTATCAAGCAGAAGATATTCCGTGCAACCGACTCACCCAAGAAGAACCTTGACCCGTTTGAGAAGGAAGGTTCCACCGAGGTGCAGAAATCAATCGACGAGGCTATGAAGCTTTTTGTCGGTATGTTAGCAAACAACAGGGGTGTTACTCCTGAGAACGCAATTGAACAGTTTGGCAAGGGACTCACGTTCCATGCTGACGAGGCCTTGCAAAAGGGTCTTGTCGATGGGATTGTCGAGAACTTTGACGGTTGCGTTAATAAAATCATGCCCTCTCTACAAGCAGGGGGTGGAGGTGTACAGATGGCACAGAACACAGAAATGACCATCGAGGCTTTGAAGGCACAGCACCCGGAAATCGCCAAGGCGATTACTGAGGAAGGGCGTGTGGCCGGATTTGCCGAAGGTAAGAAAGAGGGTGCGCTCGAAGAAAAGAAGCGCATCGTGTCTCTTGAGGAACTGAGGGGCGTCCGTTGCTCCGAGGAAATCATCAAGAATGCGATTGAGGATGGGGATACCGTCGAGAAGGCATCCGTTGCGATTCTCAAGAAACAACAGGAAACCCCGGTACAGGCACCTGCCAACCCGAGCGCTTCCCTGAATGAGCTTGAGAAGGAATCCGCTTTGGATACCATCAATCCGATGGTTCCCAAACAGGATGGTAGTAACAAAATGGCTGAGTCTGTAGCAAAAGCGAAGGCCGCCATCGAAGCTGAAAAAGCAAAGAATGCCGCTAAGGCGTAAGGAGAGAATAACATGGCATTTTATGAGGACAAGGACATTTCAATCAAGAAACTCCTGATTGATCCACTTGGGGCTCTGATCACCGAACAGGTGACATTGCTCAAACTTTCCGGTGCGGCTACCTATCTCAAGGGACGCTTGCTCGGCAAGATCACTGGTGGAGGCGCTGTCACTGCCGCGGTAACTGAAGACGGTGCCGGAGCAGAAGGCGCAAACACAGGAACGGGAACCGTCGTGATGGACGTGACCACCCCGATTCTCACGGGTTATGCCCTTGGCGGTTATTCGCTCAAGTGCATCTCTGCCGCAACCGCAGATCCTGCCGCCGACGCTGTTTTTGAGATTTATGCCCCTGATGGTGCATACATCGGAAAGACCGACGCAGGAACCGCTGGCGACACATGGGCCAAGCAAATCAAGTTTGTCATTACCGACAAGGCTACAGCAGGTGAAGAGGTTGCTTTCGCCGCTGGTGATGGTTTCTTGGTGACGCTCACCCAGGCGGTGAACGCCAATGCCGGGAAACTTGTGGATTACGATCCCGATGCAACCGACGGGTCTGAGAATATCTACGGTATCCTTGGAAACGACGTGACTGTCGGAACCGCCGCTGATGCAACCGGCTCGTTCGTGTATCTCAGGGGCCTGTTCGACCAGAACTCCATCACCGCAAAAGACGGTGTGGTAGTCGCAAACTGCAAAGATGAATTGCGTACTCTTGGTATTTACATCAAGAACGCAATCACTGAATAAGGAGGGATACAATGGCTTATGATCCTTTGCTGACAACCGGACTGTTGCAGGTCCACGCAATGTATCGTCAGGAGCACCCGATTAGCAATTTCCTCCGAAATTTCTTTTTCGGAAACGCCCCTGTCATTTCCCGTTACCGCTATGTGACCATCGAGGTCCAGCGGGCGGGGCAGAAGGTGGCGACCTCGATTCGCCGCGGAAGTGAGCCGACTCATGTGCTTGGAACCGATCCATACAAGAGAAGCATTTACGAGCCGCCCTACTTCGCAGGCCAGTCTGCCATAACCGCTGAGGACCTTGGGACCCTTGCATTTGGCGAGAGTGCTGAGACCCCATTCGACGACAACACCAAGACCCTCATGGTTTTGGCCGAGAAGCAGACGAACATCGAGAAGCGTTTCGAACGTGCCAAGGAACTTATGGCCGCCGAGGTCTTGCTTAACGGCGAGGTCACCATGGTGGACGGTTCCAAGATCGTGTTCGACATCGACCCGACTCTCATCGGTGTGAACCCTGCTGTGAAGTGGGACACCTCCGGCGGAACTGGTGTTGACATCCTTGGGGATATCTACACATGGGCGATGCGCATCTTCACAAAGAGCGGAGTCATGCCCAACAGCATGGTCGTGGCCCCCGATGTGCACAAGCTGATGGTGAACGATACCGCAGTGCAGAAGGCCATGGATATCAGGAATTTCTCCCTTGGTACAATCACGGCCTCTGCACTTGCGGATTACCCTGGGGTGACTGATGGTGGGAAAATCATGGTGCCCGGAATCGGTGCAATCCAGATTTACACCTATGCTTCCAAGTATGACCTTGCGGGCACCCCGACCGACATGCTCCCTGCTGGAACCGTGATCCTTGCGAACAGCAACAACATGGGACGTTTCATGTATGCTGCATGTGATAGCCGTGGTGCCAATGGGATGCCGGCGTATGTGCCAGCCGAGACACTTGTTTTGGTTGACAAGTCCAACGAGTTTCCGTACCCGGCGAAGGTCATTGTGCAGATGGCACCGATTGCGGCACCTGTTTCCTTGGATACTTGGATGAGTGCGAACGTGCTGGTCAATGCGGCCTGATGAGGTGAATGATGGCGTTTTATACTGATGAGTGGAATCAGATATTGAGCGGTGGGGAGGAGTTCTCAGAACCCGTCTCCCTGCTTTACTACGGAACCACTTATCAGGTGAACATCGTGTATTCCGAAGGCTGGAGCAAAAAGGAAGTGGATGGAAGGCTG